CCACCAAGGCCCCCGCCAGCCCCACCGGCCGTGCCGCTCGCCGCCCCGGTGATCGCGCCGGTGCCCGCGTTCACGGCCGAGCCGAGCAACGGCCCGGCGATCGCCTGCACGATCGAGCCGAAGACGTTGCCCCCTCCGGCGCCACTCGTCGCGGCGCCGCCGATCGAGCCGGCGATGCCCCGCAGGATCGGCTGGAAGATCAGCAGCTGCGCGGCCTCGGCCGCGAGCCGCTTCAGGATGCCGAGCACCGCATCGCCGAACTCGGCGAAGTTGTCGACGCCGGTGATCGCGGCGTCGGTGATGGCGCGCTGGAGATCCTCGGCGGCGTTGATGAACGGCCGGCGCAGCTCCTCGGCTTGGCGCTCGGCGATCTCCACCTGCTGCTGGGTCGCCTTGTCGAGGGCCTCGCGCGCGTCGTCGGCTTCCTGGTCGTGCCGGTCGCGCTCGAGCTCGGTCAGCTTGCGGGCCGTGATCTCGGCCTGCGTCACCCGGAACTGCGCGAGCAGCTGCTCGCCGTCCTTCAGGCTGGCCACGGCCGCGGCGAAGTCCTCGACGCGCTTGCGCTCCTCGAGCCGGACCTGTGTGGCACCCTCGACGCCGACCTCGGCGAGCTCGCGCTCGGCGTCGCGGATCCGGTCGAGCGCATCCTCGCGGGTCTTCGCGGCGTCCCTGACCGCTTTCTCTTCCGCCTTGGTCTGACCCTGCTTCTCGTCGGCAGCCTGGCGCGCCTGGGCGGCCGCCGCCTCGGCCGTGCGCAGCGCCTCGTCGCGCTTCTTGTTGAGCCGATCCTGCAGCGACAGCTGCTCGGTCATGCTGCGCTCGACGATGAGCAGCTCCTTCAGCTCGGCGCGCAGCGCGGTGGGATCGAACGATTGCCGCGGCGTCGGGCTGCGGAGCGTCTCGCCGATCTCACGAATCCGCTCGCGCGTGATCTTGAGTCGGTTCTCGAAGCTGTCCTCGAAGACGCCCAGGAACTCCGTCAACGCCCCGAGCGCGGCGGCCGCCGTTTGGATGAAGATCCGCAGCGAGGGGTTGGTGCTCTCGGTGAGCGCGATCCCCAGCACCCCGAACTGGTTGCTGAGACGCTTGACGTCGCCGGCGAGGTTGTCGGTGCGGATGGCGGCCTGCTCGTACGCATCGTTGGTCGCGGTGATCCCGATGGCGAGATCGCCGATCGAGCTGCGGGTGGCGAGCAACTGCTGCGCGACGTTGAAGTTTTCCTTGCCGAACCGCTTGACGATCTCGCCCGTCGACAGCCCTTGCGCGGCGAGCTCGTCGAGCGCCGCGACCAGGCCCTTGGTGCGGAGCGTGGTGCCCTCGCTGCCGGTCTGCAACTCGATCAGGATGTTGCGGAGCGCGGTGCCGAAGGCTTCGGCCGGGGCTCCGAACTGGGCCAGGCGCTGCAGCGTCGCGACGAACTCTTCGTAGGACACGCCGGCGCCGGCCGCTGCGTTGCCCGCCTTCACCACCGCGACCTGCATGGCGGGGATCTCGGCGGCCCCGAGCTTCGCGCCGGCGGCCAGCGTGTTGATCACGCGATCGGCATGCCGGGCATCGAGCGTGAACTGGTTGAGCGAGCCGGTGAGCGCGGTGGCCGCTTCCGGGAGCGTGATGCCCGCGGCCTCGGACAGCACCGCCGCGCTCTTCGTCACCTGCAGCAGCGCGTCGCTGCTCTCGAGCAGGTCGGGCTTCGCCGACGCGATCAGCTTGATGGCCTCGGCCGCCTGCGACGCGCTCAGCGTGGTGTCACGCCCGAGCCGCAGCGCCCCCTGCCGCAGCACCTCGAGCTGCTTGCCCGACGCGCCGGTGATCGCCGAGAGATCGCTGATCGACTGCTCGAAGGCGATCGAGGTGCGCGTCGCCTTGACCATGGCGATGGAGATGCCCGTGAGCGCGGCGCCGGCTGCGAGCCCGCCCGGCCCGAGCGCGGCGAGCGGCCCGGCAAAGCTTTCGAGCCGCGACCGCGTCTCGCCCGCCACCGCGCTCAGCCCGCGCAAGCTGGTGTTGACCGGCTTCTGCGCGTCGACGATCTTCCGGAGCGCCCGCTGGCCGCTGGTGCCCAGCTCGAGCAGCTCCTTGATCGCCTTGTCGGCGCCGCTCGTCCGGATCTGGAGCTCGGTGCGCTTCGTCGCCATCTTACGACGCCCACGCCGAGTCGGGGATGGCCTGCGAGCGCTTCTCCATCTCGCGCGCCGCCTGCAGATCGATGGAGCCCGTCACGCGCTCGTGCAGGCTCGCGAGCGTCAGCACCTTGCGGATCGTCACCTCACGCACCGCGACGAAGAGCGTCTCGCGGGGGTTGCCGCGGTGGAACAGCCGGCCCGTCTCCCCCCAGCCGCCATGGTTGCGCTGGAAGACCAGCGAGCCCGCCGGGAAGTCGCCCGGCTGGCGCGGTCGCGGTGCGCCGCGGCTGCCGGTGATCTTGCCGGCCGCCGCGGTCGGGATGGTCAGCCAGCCGTCGCCCTCGGCTGTGATGTGCGCGCCCTCGTCGAAGACGGTGAGCAGGTCGATCTGCCCACCGGTGCGCCCGTAGATCGCTTTCGAGTAGACGACGCCGCGCGGATCATGGGCGTCGCCCGTGCGCGGGTAGCTGACACCCCGCACGGTGTTGCCGAGCCGCTCGCCGAGCCCACCCGCGATCATCTGCCGGCGGATCGCGTTCTTGAGGTTTGCCGTCACCCGGCGCACGACCGTGGTCAGCGCGCCCTGCACCGCACGCCGCTCGAGGCGCATCAGCTTGTCCAGGTCGCCCCGGATGGCGAAGTCGAAGCGGAGGCTCATCGCGTCACCGTCTTCGGCCTGAGCTCTTCGTAGTGCTGGCCAATGATCCCGAAGGCGTCGACGACCCACGCGGGCTGGTCCATGGAGCCGCCGTCTTCCGGCCAGCAGTTGGCCCGCGAGAGTTGCCAGGCGTCGATGAGGTCAAAGTATTCATGCGGAACCGTCGCGCGCGGGTTCGTGTAGTAGCGATGCCCGTCGATCTCCCAATAGCTGTCGGTCGTGTCGTCACGGTCCGCCGGCCGCCAGGTCTGGAACGCGTGCGGGCGCATCCAGCAGCGGACGGCGAGCCTCAGCTTTTTTTTTCCGCGGCCCCCGGCTGCATCCGCAGCTGCGCCTGGATGCCGATCTCGAAGCGATCGAGCTCGGGAATGTGCTCGAGCACGTCCTCGGGGACCTTGCCGTTCTTCCGGACGAACGAGACGGCCAGGCCCTCCCACCCGCGCAGCGCGTACTGCGCGGCCAGCATGCGCGACACCTCGAAGTAGAAGAGGCGGTCGGCGTTGATCACGGCGTAGGGCGGGTAGGCCCGCGCCATGGCGATCTCGAGGTTGGAGACGTACGCCAGCACCGCCCGGCCGGCGTCGTCGTCGAAGCCCGACCCGCCGATGCGCTCGAGCTGCGCCTTCACGCTATCGGGCAGCTCCTCCCCTTCGGCCGCGCCCTGCTCGCGCGCCTCGCGCATGATCTCGACGACCTTGGCGGCAACCTCGAGTTGCTGCTCGCGCCGCTGGTCATACTCCTCGAGCTGGCCGAGCGCCTCGTCGCGCTCGTCCCCCTCGAGCACCGCCGCGATGGCCTCGCGGAGGGCGTCACCGAGCTCGCGCGTGGTCACGAGCCGGGCGCCCGCGGCCGTCAAGTCCCGATTGTAGGCGGCGCGCTCCCGCAGGCTGAGCGTCCCGATCTGGTACGTGACCGCCCCGTCCTGCTTCACCCCGTCGCGGACGTACCGCGAGGGCGTGAACGGGACGGCGTCTTTCGTCGTGAGTGGCGTGGGCGTCGTCGTCTCCATGGAACTTCCCCCCGGTCGTTCGGTTCGGCGGCGGGCCCCGCGCTGCATCGAGGCAGCCCGCGCCCGCCGCGTGGCGTCGTGGCTAGTAGAGGCAGAGCGCGGCCGAGCGGTCGCGCTTGGCGCTGCTGAACGGGTACTGCGCGGCCAGCAGCTCGTTCCGGACCTCGCGCGTCTCGTTGGTGAGCAGCGCCTCCTCGATCGTGATCCCGAGCCGGTTGCCGGGCGTGACGCCGTAGAGCGCCGTGATGGGCACCACCTCGTTGCCCCGGACCTTCAAGAGCAGGTTCCGGGTGGCGACGTTCTCCTCGAGCGGGTTGATCGTGCCCTTGACGTCACGGAGCCCGATCACGGGCGGCCGCAGCGCCTCGGGCTGGTTCGGATCGTCCGGCAGCGTGACCGTGTTGTTGAAGCCGCAGGTCATCTGCTGGATGGCCGCCAGGTGGTGGAACACGGCCGCCGTGCCGGCGCGCCAGATCGGCGGGCGGGCCTGCACCGTGCCGCTCACCGTCGGCACCGCCGCGTCGCTCTTCCCGCCGAAGAGCGCGGACAGCGTGAAGGTGAGCTCGCCCTTGTTGCCGCTGGTGAGCGTGACGGCGAAGTCGCCGCGCGCCCCGAGCAGCTTCCAGAGCAGCCCGTCCACGTACAGGTAGATCGTGGCCGTCGGGATCGTGCCCGACTGCGGGCGGTAGATCAGGTTCTGCGGCACCGCCACCGTGGTGCTGGTGGTGAGCGCCGCCGCGAAGGTCTTGTTGATGGTCGCGCGCCACACGGTGCCGGTGACGAGCTCCCACTTGGTGCAGCCGACGAGCTGCGACGGCACGTCGCCGGCGAGCGTGAGCGGCATGCCGGCGAGCGCCCCGGCCACGGCCGGGAAGGTCGACGACGCGATGTCGACGTCGACCGTGGTCGTGGTGCCCGCCGCCGCCGCCTTCGCCGCGATCGCGGCCTGCGCCGTCCGGGCCCAGCCGCAGATCCGCAGCAGAATGTCGTACTCGGGGTTGGCGCCGACCGCGTCGGCCCCCTTGAAGGGGACCTGCACCGTCAGCTGGTAGGGCATGGCGCCGACGGTCGGCAGCCCCTTGTCGAGCCCGCCCCCCTTCTCGTTCGATTCGATGATCGACGGCTGCGGGTTCGGCGCCGCGTCGTCGACGATGATCGCGTTCGCCGACGGGCTCGGCGTCTCCTCGACACCGGGCACCGTCTCCTCCTTGACCAGCAGCGCCAGGCGCCGATCCCTCAACTCACTTCCCACCGGCATGGTTTGTCTCCCTCTCCCCCCGTTGGTTGGTCACGCCGCGGCCGGTAGGCCGGGGTCGCTCTCGTTGGTCGCGAACCGGACGTCGAGCTGGAGCCCGAAGCAGAACGCGGGCGCGGAATAGTCGCGCCGGTTCAACAGCGGCTCGGCCTCGCGCTCGACGACGTCGATCGCCACGCCCCCGAGCCGGCGCTCGCCGTCGAGCACCGCCGCCTTGATGCGCGCGTACTCGGCGTGCGCGACGGCGGCGAGCTCGCCGTGCGTCCCGGCCGTGCCGACGATCTCGAGGCGCGGCCGCGTGACGTAGTGGGCGACGCCCGTGTTGGCCTCGAGCCGGCTGTGCCCGCCGTCGAGCACGATCACGTGCACCGGCGCGATCGCCAGGTCGCACTCGCGGTCGGCGTTCCGCTCCACCGGCGCGGGCGTGGCGCCCTCGACGAGCGCGACGAGCCGGCGCATGCACCGCTCGCGCACCGGCAGCGCCGCCGCCGGCGGCGCCGCGCCCAGCACCGCCCGGAGCGTCTCGAGCGCGGTCTCGCGGTCGGCGAAGCCGATGCCGTCGAACCAGCGCAGCTCGAGTGTGATCAGCGCCGTCGAGACCGCCCCGCGGTAGCTGCCCCGCGCGACGTCGAAGGCCGTCTCGAGCTCGACGACGTCGTCGACCGCGCCGCCGAGCGTGAAGTCGCGCTGCACCCCGCCGACGAGCTGCGCGTAGGCGAGCGCCAGCGTGGTGGCCGCGCTGGCGCCGCGCTCGGCGATCATGATTTCGAGCGCGACCCGCGTCGTGTAGTCGAAGCCCTCGGCGCCCTCGTCCTCGTCCTCGGGGTCCTGCTCGCCGTCGATCATGGCGACCACGGGCGCCCCCTCGGCGTCGAGCGCCACGTCGAGCTCGCGGTCGGGGTTCCGGAGGATCGCGAGCGTCGTCCACCACCGGGCGAAGCCGAGCGCCGCCGCCAGCCGCAGCACCGCCGCGCCGGGCGCGATTGCGAGCCCCGCCACCGGCGTCACCAGCGGATCGGTGGCACCGAGCTCGAGCACCACCGCACCCGGCGTCAGCAGCAAGCTGCCCAGCGTCACCACCGGACCGCTACCGCCGAGCGCAGCAGCGGCCGCGCCGGGCGTGACGGCGACCGATCCCTGCACGACCGTCGGCGAGACCGTGCCCAGACGCACCACTGCCGCCGGGGGGTCGACCAGCAGGGCACCGAGCACGATCTCGCCCGCGGTCGTGCCCAGCTCGAGCGCCGCCCCGCCACCCACCACCACCACCGAGCCGAGCACGACCGCGGGCGAGACCGCGGCCAGCGCGAGCGTGGCCGCGCCGGGTGTCACCACCTGGCTGCCCTGGATCACCGCCGGCGCCGGCGCCGCCAGCGTGAGCGGCGCGGCGCCGGGCGTCAGCGTGAGCGAGCCGAGCGCCACCGCCGGCGCCGTACCGGCGAGCGTCAGCGTCGCGGCCCCCGGCGTGACGAGCACGCTCGGGTACGGATCCATCGCCGTGAGCAGCGTCGTCGTGGCGCCGGTCACGGGACCACCCCCCCGGCGAGGAAGGCGAGCAGTGGGTTCTGCCGCGCCGGGACGTCGCTCAGCTCGAGCGCCATGAGGCGCGCGAAGAGCCAGGCCACGTGCGGCTGCTCGGGGTAGCGCGCGCAGCCGGTACCGCGGGCGCCCTGGACCCAGAAGAGGCGCGCATCGAACTCCGCTTGCTCGAGCGTGGCTTCCCAGGTCTCGAGCCGCGCCGCCGCGGGGAGCGGCGTCGACGACAGCTGCGACCACGCCCGCCCGAGCGCGTCGACGTCGACGTCGACGCCCATCAGCCCAGACAGCGTCCGCGCAGCGACCCCGCGATGGCGGACGGGGAGCGCGCCGGCCGCGGCCACGGCGGTCAGCGCCGCCAGTCGTCGGCCCGCGGGCATGTCGACCCAGCCGAGCGCGACGCGCGTCGGATCGCAGCGGCCGGCGCCGTACTCAAGATGCGCCCGGCCGCGGAGCTCCTCGACGTCGCCGCGGCCGAGCGCCGCCCGCACCGCCCCCTCGGCGGCAGCGTACTGCTCGAGCCCGACGGCATTCCGACTCGCCGGCATCAATTCACCGAGAGCTGGTAGATCGTGTCGACGCCCGACGCGCCCCACCAGAGCGTGGTGCCGTCGTGCGCGAGCCCGTCGTTCGCGTTGCCGGCGGCCGGCAGCGCCCGCGAGGCGACGACCGCGCCGGTGGCCAGCAGCGCCGCGTAGAGGAGCGACGTGGTGACGCCGTAGAAGAGCCGCCCATCGAACGTGGCGGGCGCCTGATCGCCGGTCGGCAGCGACGCCTGGTGCATCACCCCGACGTTGCCCTCACCGAGGACGCGGAGCGCGGCGCCGGCATCGCTGCGCCCGATGACGCGCGCGCCGCGTCGGGCGACGTCGTGCAGGCTGACGCTGGTCTTGTGCACGATCTGGCCCTGCATCGACTGGAAGGCGAACTCGCTGGCGCTGCTGCGCGCGAGCGCCGTGCGGGCGCCCGGCTGCGTGTGCGCGAACGTGCTCCCCGTGAGCGTCCCGACGATCTTCCCGGACGCCGGATCGATGAAGACGCTGCGCGAGTTCTTGTGGTCGCCGAGCACCAGCATGCGCCCGTCCAGCTCGAGCCGGAGCACGCTCGCCGCGTCGATGCCCGCGGGCGTCGGGAAGCTGTGCAGCACGTCCCCGAACATCACGGCACCCGGTTCATCGGCACCGCCACGACGGTGACCTGGATCTTGTGGGTGGAATCGAACCCCGTGGTGGAGACCTCGACGCGCACCCGGTAGATGGTCACGTTCAGCTGAATCGGCAGCCCTTCGCTCCGCACCGAGCCGTTGCTGGCGCCGATCGCCGTGCGCCGCATGTAGATGGCATTCGCCGGCATGACGTTCAGCGGCCGCCACGTCGAGCCGACCTTCTCTTCCACGACGACGCGCAGCCCTGGATCGGTCGTCGTGCCCGCGCCCGTGCGCGTCCAGTCGATCCCGAGATAGATGCCGCCGTACTCGGTGACGTCCTCTTCCTGGTTCCGCTGCCCGCTGTCGGTGCTGGCGACCGCGTCACCGTCGGCGTCGAACTCGAAGGCGTTGATGAGCGTCACCGCGGCGGCGCGGTCGGGCGTCAGCATGCCGCGCGCGAACTTCTTGGACCCCCGCTCGCGGTAGGCGAAGGTGGTGTTGAGCGGCACGCTGGCGCCGTGCGCGCCGGTGGTGACGTCGTCGGCCATCGGCTACCGCGTCAGACGGTCGACCCGTCCAGCTGCAGGTCGGCCAGCGTGAGGGTTTGCCCGACGCTCACCACCCGCGGGCTCGTCAGGTCCCACCAGGCGATCAGCTTCTTGTCGGCCGCGGTGGCGCCGTTGGTGGTGAGCACCGCCCAGCGCGCGCCGACGCTGTCGGCCGGCAGGCTGCCCCCGCTGGCCGTCCAGACGACGTCCTTGACCTGGACGAAGCCCTTGTCGGCGGAATCGTCCTCGGTGGCGACGTCGAAGTCGGTGCTGTTCGGGTTGAGCGAGAAGCCCGTCGATCGCGCGTAGCCGTTCCCGTCGGCGATCTCGGAGAGCTCGCTCAGGTCGTTGTGGTCGGGGTTGGGCGTCGTCGTCGCGGTGCAGAGATGCACCTCGAACGTCGTCGCCAGGCTGGCACGCCGAAAGTATCCGATGAACGCCAGGTAGGCGCCGCGGTTGAACCACCCGTTGGCCATGCCCCCGTCCCCCCGTCAGCTCGCCGCGCCGAGATCGCAATCGACCGTCAGCTCGAGCGGGTCGACCCGCACCGCGCGGATCACGTACTGCACGCCCGTGGCGGCGCGCGTGATGGTCTCGCCCTTGCGCGGCCGCCGGAAGGTCACCCCGTCGGCCGGCAGCGCGCTGGTCTGCAGACTGCACTTCGTGCCCGGCGCGCGTGCCCCGGTCTGCCCGAGCCCGATCTCGGCATCGAGCGTCCCGAAGACGCCGCGCGTGGCGATAGGCCCGCCGCCCGACGGCGTGTAGGTGACATCTTCGGCGAGCAAGTCGCCTCCGAAGAGCACCCCCACGGCAGCGGCGAACGGCGAGCCCATCCCAGAATCCTCGATCGGGTGCTGCTCAGGTCTTCCGGCCGACCATGAGCGTGCGCGGCAGCATCGGCATCGGCAGCGGGCTCGCCTGCACCTCGAGCGTGCGGCCGGTGTCGCTGTCGTCGGTCTTGAACTGCCGGGCGTACATGGGCAGCCCGCGGCGGTTCACCGCGCCGAAGAAGTCGCCCGGTGCGTAGTGCATCTTGAAGACGCCCGAGCCGGGCGCGACGATCGGCACGAAGATGCACTTGTTGGCCGGGATGAAGTCGACGCCGTTGACCGACCCGCGGTACTCCTCGAAGAGCACCCCGCCCCAGTCGATGACCTGCGAGAAGCTGTGCCCGGCCCGCTGCTGCTGCGAGCCGGCGCCGGGCGTGGTGTACGACTCGCGGAACTCCTTGTTCTTGTGGAGCGCGTCGGCGAAGCCGCCCGACATGAAGCCGCGCACGCCGAGCAACGGGATGCCCTTCAGCTCCTCGGCCATCTGCCGCTCGAGCTGGCGCAGCTGCTCCTGCACCGCCCCCTGCGTGTCGGTGTCGAGCTCGAAGTTGAACTCGGTGATCTGCGAGACGCCGAACTCGGTGAAGTAGTTGATCAGGACGGTGGAGCCGTCCGAGTCGAGGAGCTGCCCGCGGAGCGCCCCGACCAGCATGTGCTCCTTGGTGACCTCGATCGAGAGGCTCATCTTCATGAGCCGCCGGGTCACCTCGCTCTCGAGATCGGCCAGCTGCGACTCGCTGCCGAACTCGCGGAGATCCTGGATCTCGTCTGCGTTCAGCGTGTGGCGCAGCTTGAGATGCCGCGCGACCAGCGAGCGGAGCGTGCGCTTCCCGGCCTTGAACTGCTGCCCGGTGCCGCCGCGCGGCGTGTCGGCAACGAGCACGAGCTCGCCGGCGCGCTCCTCGACCTGCACCGACGTGGTGGTGATGGCCTCCTCGTCGAAGATGCCGAGCTGCTGGATGCGCCCCGGTGCGTGGGGATCCTTGTTGACGGTGGCGGTCAGCGTCGTCTGGCTGAACGCCGGGTTGGTGTCGAAGACGTTGGGGTACGGCATGGCCTCTTCCTTCCCTTCCTCCCGTGCTGGGTGCCGCCCCTACGAGCGGGCGATGATGCCGAGCACCGCCAGCCCGGCGATGCCCGCGGCCAGGTCGCCGCCGGCCGCCGCCGACAGGTCGGCGAGGCGCACTTCGGCGTCGCGCGCGATGATCACGCCCTTGACGTCCGCGCTGCTCGCGTCGTACGTGTCGTAGGCGACGCCGACCACGACCTCGGCCCCGCCCGTGCCGTCGGCGTCGAAGTTGACGATCTTGTCGCTGCCGCCGGCGACGGTGATGGTGCGTCGGTCGCCCACGACGAAGTCGGTGGTGCCGTCCAGCAGCGTGAAGCTGATGCCGCCCTTGTCGAAGGCGACGCCCACGTTGCCGAGACCGATCACGTCGCCGTCGGGCGCCCGCACCTCGAAGCGTCCGGCGTTGCCCACCGCCTCGAAGATCTCCAGCGTATAGACGCCCTCCTGCGTGCCCGGCGAGACGACCGGCGTCGCAGCGAAGGCGCCGTTGCCCGTGCCCGACGCGCCGGTGGTGACGGTGCCGATCGAGGCGCGCGCGACGATGCGGCCCACCGGGAAGTTGGCCCCGGTGAACACGGCATTCTCGCGCGAACGCAGGCCGTTCGCCTCGCTCAGCAGGAACTCGGCGCGCTGCTGCGCCTCGGTCTGACTCGGCATTGCCCTTCCCTCCCCTCGAGCCCCCCGGTGACCGGGGGGCGGTCATCACGTGGTCGTTCCGCCTCAGCGCCCGCCCGACTGCGCGAGCGCCTGCTGCGCCCGCTCCCGCCGGATGCGGATCGCCTCCGTCGACGAGATCGGGGCGGCCGTGGCCCCGGCCTTGCCCCCCTGGCCCTGCTGCTCGAGCCCGATCAGGCCCGAGATGCCGAGTGCGGCGTCGGCCTTCGCCTGCTCGAGCGCGAGGAGCTCGCGCGCCTCGTCGACGGTGATCAGGCGCGCCTGGTCGCCCTCGCCGAGCGTGGCCGCGAGCAGGCCCTCGATCAGCTCCGGGCGATGCGAGATCGCGCAGAGCTGCCGGATGCCCGTGGCCCGCGCGGCGAGCTGCGCCTGCGTCAGCGACGCGGGCGCAGCCGGCGTGGCGGGCGGCGGCGGCAGGGGCCGCGTGGCCTCCCCGAGCACGATGGCCGCCGACCGCGGCAGCTCGGCCGCCGCCGCGGCGACGGCCGCCTCGTCGGGCAGCTCGGCGCTGTGCGGCTGCTCGTCGAGGAGCGCGGCCAGCTCGGCGTCGCCGAAGAGCGCCGCCGCATCCCGGCCCGTCTCGCGCGCGTAGCGCTCGACGGCCTTCCGGGCGACCGTGAGATGCTCGAGCGCGTGCGCACGCGCCTCGCCCTCGGGCGCCGCCAGGGCGCCCGCGATCGCGGCCCGCACGCCCATCAGCGACGTGACGAGCTCGCCGTTCCGCACCCGGTGGTGCGGGTACTTGTAGCTGGCGACCTGGTCGGCCGGCCCGTCGCAGACGGCGAAGCCCCGCGCGTAGCGGGCGAAGTCGATCGACTCGGCGCCGGTCGCGCTGGCCACGGTCGCCCAGCGGCGCAACTCGGCGACGGCCGCAGCCGAGTCAAAGGCGCCGTCGTCGTACAGCGGCGGGTTGTGGGTTGCGATGCGCGTGGCCATGGTCTGCCCCCTCGTGGCGCTCGCGGACGGCGAGCGCGGTCGTGGATTGGTCTGCGACGCCTTCCCCTTCATGGCGGCCAGGCGCGCGATCGTTGCCTCGAGCGTGTCGACGCGGTCGGCCAGCTTCCCGGCGACCGCGTCCTTGCCGCGGAGCATGCCGCCCTCGAGCGCGCGGATCGCGGCCGGCGTCAGGCCCTGCGGGCGGCGGTAGCGCGCCAGGGCGGCGATGAACTCCGCCTCGGCAGCGTCGGCCGTCTCCTGCATGGCCTGGCGCGCCTCGTCGCTCAGCGGCTCGTGCGGGTTGCCGAGCGTCTTCAGCCGCGCGTGCTTCGACGGCAGCAGGGTGAACGTGAGCCCCTGCTGCTGGTCGGCGCCGCTCTGATCGACGTGCATCATGAGGACCCCGATCGAGCCCGCGCGACCGTGCCGCGCGATCACGATCTCGCGCGCCGCGGCCGCGTAGAGGTAGGCGGCCGACGCGGCGAGATCGTCGACGACGGCGATCAAGGGCTTCCGCGTGGCGACGTCGGCGATCGCCTCGGCGACGTCGAACATGCCCGACACGAGCCCGCCGGGGCTGGCGATCTTGAGCGCGATCGCGTGCACGTCGCTGCGCTCGTCCGCCATCCGGAGCCGCGCCCGGATGCGGTCCTGGCTGGTGATCCCGAGCACCCGCTCGGTGTACATCCCGACCGGCTGCCGCTGGACGATGCCGATGATCGGCAGAATCGCCACGCCACGCGTGGTCTCGAAGTCGAGCAGGAAGCCCTCGTGCTCGACGAGCTCGACCTGGGCGAGCGGCTGCGGCTGGTAGGCGAGCGCGGCCGCGGTGCGCAGCAGGCGCTCGAGCGCGCCGGCTTCGACCGCCGCCATGCCGTCCTGCGTGAAGCCGTCGAGCACGCGCGCGCCCTCGAGCTGCACCAGGCTCGGCCCACCCTGCCCCACCGCGAGCGGGACGGTGGCGCCGCGCGCCCCGTCCGCCCCCGCCGCCGGCGGCGGCGCCGCGACCACGGGCGCCACCGACCCCGGCGCGAGCGCCGTCAGGACCCGAAACTGGTGCGCGCGCATCAGCCTGCCGCCTCCCCGCGGGTATCGCCCTCGTCGTCGTCGGCCGTCGGGGGCGTCGTGTGGGCCGTGCCCTGCTTGGCGACGCGGCGCGGGTCGGTGTCGAAGACGAGCCCCTTCTGGTCGGCGCGGGCGTTGTCTTCGGCGATCAGATCGTCGAGCTCCTCGGAGTCGATCCCGAGGAGCTCGGGCACGACCAGCGACCGGGCGTTCAGCCCGTCGCGGATCTGCGCCTCGATCGCCGCCGTCTCTTCCTGCGGGCGGATGAACTCCCAGCGGTTGCCCATCCACGTGCACCGGAGCCACTCGAAGCGCCGCTCGGCGTAGTCGCGCGGGATCTGCACGCGCCCCGCCAGGAAGAGGCCCTCGACGAAGGCTTCCCACGTCGGCCGGCAGATCTGGTGCACCACCAGGTTCCGGAGCACGCGCTGGCACCGCCGCTTGAAGACCAGCAGCCCCATGCGGCCCTGGGAGAAGTTGACCTGTCGGAGATCGCCCGTGAGCAGCGCGTGCGGCAGGCCGTTCAGGCCCACCGCGATCCGATGCAGCTGCTGCACGACGAAGGCGTCGAAGTTGGGGCCGACGTCCGCCGGGGCGCTCGCCTGGGCCTCCTCGCCCACGTTCAGCACCTGCCACGTGCCCGGCTCGAGGTAGCGCTCGACGACTTCCTGGGGGTCCGAGTAGGTGTCCTGCTTGTCGGTGGGCACCTTCTCGCCGAAGTACGGCTGATCGCTCGGGTTCTTCTTGATCCACCCGCCGATCATGGCCGCGCCCTTCTTCCGCACGGCCTCGGCGTCCATGTACCGCAGCATCTCGTGCAGCGGGATGAGCACGCGGGCGAGCCACGGCTCGCCGCGGTTCTGCCCGACGCGGCGCGGGTTGAAGGCGTGAATCACGCGCGACGCGGGCACCGGCGCCAGGTCGGTGAACCCCACCGCGTCGCCGAAGAAGAGCTGCTCGCCAGGGTGCCGGCGGTGGAGATGGTAGACGGTGGCGACGTCGAGGGCGTCGTACTGGATGCCGTTGACGATCCGCTGCCCGCCGTCGGTCAGCCGGGTGTACCCGCTCGGCAAGTGCGCGGCCTCGAGCCACTGCAGCTGCACCGGCACCGGGAGCCCATCGGTCAGGAAGCGCTGGCGCTTGATCGCCAGCACCTCGCCGCACTCGATGATCGACCGGAGCGCCAGCGCCTGGCAGCCGTACAGATCGGTCTGGCGGCGCGCGTCGGCGTGCTCGACGAAGTACGGCCACCACTTGGCGAGCTCGCGCCGGAAGCCTTCGTCGGGCGCCAGCGACTTCGGCCGCACCCCGCTGCCGATGCAGTGATCGACCCAGGTCTCGACGCCGTTGTCGGCCACCGGGTCGTTGCGGAGCGTCATGTGCGAGCGGGTGCGCAGCTCGTCGACGCTGGTGGTGATTGCCGTCGTTGGCCCGACGTCGGGCGCGTGCCAGCCCCGGAAGCGGTGCCCCCCGGACGCGGCCTCGTACGGGTTCAGCGCCACGGGCTGGCCGCCGTTCCCCAGCCAGAGCGCGGCGCGCGCGAGGCGCGCGGCCAGCCGGCTCCGGAGGCTCACCGGAAGCCTCCGTCGCAGACGGCCTTCACCACCCGCACCGACTTGGTCCCCAGGCGGCCGCGCAGCCGTTCCAGCTCTTCGCGGATCTCGGCGTAGCTCCGGGCGCGGACGCGCTTTCCGTCGTACTCGACTTCGAGCACGCCACTCGAGAGCATCGCCTCGAGCGCCTCGACCTTCTGCGCGTCCGTCAGCCCCGCCACCGACGACGCGTCTACACGTCAGCGCTGGTGCCAGGGAACTCGCTTGCTTGGTGGTCTCGTGGGCCGCCCCGGCACTTTGGGGGGAACTCCGATATTTTTCTCAGGGTCGGGAGACGGCATAGGTCTCGGTCTTGTCGGGGTTTCCAGGTCACCCCAGGGGGTCATCCGCTCCAATTGTTTCCACTCTCTTTCACTGAACCGCGAGAGCCCGAAGATCTCGGCGGCCGCGCGCGCGTACTTGCGGCAATCGAGCGCCTCGTCGGCCTGGCCGGGGTCTTTCGTCCAGCCCGGCTTCGGGAAGCCGTGCCGCACCTTGATGATCCGCCGGTGGGACGTCAGCTGCTTGAACCACTCGGGCTCGTACTCCGGGTAGTGGCAGTATCCCCGCGGCACGCGAACGCCGGCGGCGATCTCGTCGGGCGTCGGGTACTCGAGCCGCAGCCAGGAGTAGAGCTCGGTCTTGGCCTGGTTCTCGTTCACGAACCAGAGCGGCACGTCGCCTTTCTTCTTCCGCGACGCCCAGGTGAGCGCCACGCTCTCGCGGTCGGTGCCCATGATGGCGAGCGCCGTGCCGACGACCGGCGCGCGCCCGCCGCCCGGCCCATACTGCGCCTGGGGCTTCGGCTTCACCCAGGCATAGACGATCTGCGTCGCGTACCCCGCGTCGACGGCGATCAGCCGGGCTCGCATCGACTGGTCGGTCCCCTGGCACGGCCACTCCGTGGCGAGCAGCTCGTCGAGCTGCCGCCAGACGGCCGGCTGCGCGGTGTCGCCCTCGAGCTTCTCGTACGCGATCGACCAGCTCTCGCCGTCGCGGCCCCAGCCGACCACCTCGGCCTCGATCCGGTTCTTCTGGACGTCGGCCCCGATGCTCAGGAAGAGCACCCCGCGCGGCACCTCGCCCTGGGCGTACGCCGTGCTGCGCCGGTTGTAGAGCGCGCGCCAGTCGGGCGCGTCGGCCGAGTCGGCGTGGGGCAGGCCCTCGATCGTGTTTCGGAAGACGGGCCGGATCGTCGGGTGATCCTCGGCGTCGAGATGCAGCGCGACGCAGCCCGCCCACGAGAGCCAGCCGTGCGGCGAGTACAGCGCGGAGAGATGAAAGCCGACGGTCTTCGGGTCCTTCGAGCGCGCGGTGGCGATCCACCGGGCCCCGTTGGCCGCCGCGAGCATCCAGGTCTTGTGATGCTCGGCGATCTGCCCCTCGCAGGTCGCGCACTCGTAGGTGACGGCGTCCGGGTCCTGATGCTCGCGCCAGTCGTCGGGCCACCGGAGCCGGCCGAAGCTGAGCACCTGGAGCGTGCCGCAGAGCGGGCACGGCACGTGATACATGCGCTGGTCGCTCGCCTCGTACAGCCGGTGGATCCGCGAGAGCCCGGCCACCTTCGGCGTCGAGACGTAGAAGAGCTTGCGGCGGTCGCCGAAGTTGCGGGCGGCGCGCTGGGCGAGGACGATCGGGTCGCCTTCCTCCTGCAGCGAGTAGGGATAGCCGTCGACCTCGTCGAGAAAGACCTTGCCTGCCGGCATCGAGCGGAGCCCGACGGCGCTGTTGGCGCCGGTGAGCACCAGCGTGCCGCCGGGAAACTGCTTCACCAGCACCGTGTTGCCGCTGGTGCGGCGGCCGGTGGTGAGGACGCGTGCGCGGAGCGCCGCGCACGCGCGGATCATGGGGTCGACGCGCTGGCGGCTTGCCCGCTGCGCCATGACCAGCGTCGGCTGCACGAAGAGCATCGGGCCGGGCTGGTGGTGGATCGCGTAGCCGATCCAATTGTTGCCGGCCTCGGTCCCACCGAGCTGCGCACCCTTCATGAAGACGACGTGCTGGTAGGGCGAGCGCGCGCTGAGCGCGTCCATGATCTCGCGCAGGTACGGCACGCGGTCGGTCGACCATTGGCCCGGCTCGGGCGTCTCGCGCGTCGACAGGCGTCGATGCGTGTCGGCCCACTCGGTGACGGTGAGCTGGGGATCGGGCTGCAGGCCGCGCGCGTAGGTCTCGGTGACCTCGCGAAGCTCGGCGGTCGCCGCGTTCATTCCTCGTCGCCCTCGGGCTCGTCGTCGTCGGGCACGGCCTTCGCCGTCGCGGCCAGGGAGAACCGGTGCTTGGCGCGCTCCTCGAACCATGCCTGCACCATGTCCTCGAGCAGCGCGCGCACCGCCGCCGCCTCGACGCCCAGCTTGGCGGCCATGATCGGCGCCCACTTCGCTGGCAGCAGTAGCGCCGAGTCGCGGTCCTCCCGGCTGTAGGCGAAGATCGCGTGCAGGGTGCGCGCGCGGTCGATCAGCTCGGCCCGCTCGCGTCGGAGCCGCTGGCGGCGCTCGGCGACCTTGAGCGCCTGCTCGGCGAGGCGCACGTCGTGAAACTGGAGCGGCCCGTGCACGTCGTGGCCGTGCTCGCGCAGCGTCGCCGCGACGGCGTTCCGGCCGAGATCGCGCGCTCGCCCCTTGCCCGCCGCGGGGCCCGGCCGCGGCTCGCCCTCGCGACGGCGGTAGCGCCGCAGGTTCGCGTCGCGCCAGGCGTCGGCGGCGGCGACGTCGACGAGCTCGTCGTCGCGCACCGGGAGCCCGCGCTTGATCAGCTGCGCCAGCCGACGCGGCGTCAGCCCGCGCAGCTGGCAATAGTCCAGCTTCGCCAGCGTCGCCGGCGTCGCGTCGTCGGTGCCGTGCCTAGCTCGCTCGAGCAAGCTGGCCGTCAACGAGCTTCCCCAGCTCGATGACGGCGGGCTCGAATTGCTCGGGGTCGACATAGCGCCTCAGCAAGACCAGCAGCGCTGCGAGCAGCGCATCCAAGTGGCGGCCCGTGATCTCCCCCCCTACCCCGCGTTGCTTCAGCCCGAGCAGCTCCTGTTTCTTGTCGACGATGGCGACGAGCGCCCGCACCGACTGCGGGTCACCCTTGCGCACGTGCTCCATGAGCCCGCGCGCGGCGTCCTCGAGCCGCTGCAGGTCAACCGCGACGTCGACCGTGACGTCGCGCGCCTCGCCGTCGCCGGCTTCGAGCGCCGTGAGCTCGCGCTCGCGCTGCTTCACCAGGCGCCACGCGGTCGCCTCGCTGCACTCGAGCAGCTTGCCGATCGTGGCGAACGTCGCCCCGCCGGTTCGCAGGTCGAACGCCGCCACGTGCCGCGGCTTGTCGCTCAGGAACGCCGCGAGCCGCTGCTCGTCGCTGGGTGCGTCCCCCGTCGTCTCGGCCACCGTCCCCCCTTGCCGTTACCCTCCCGCGTCCGGCACGCGCAGCCACTCGCCCCGGCTCCAGGTCCACCGGGTGTCGCACTCCGGGCAGCGGGTCCGCGGCAACGTCGGCGCGTCGAGCACCGTACCGCAGCGGCAGACCAGCTCGCCCACGCGCCGCAGCTGCCGCCGGGCTGCCGTCTCCTCGCTCAGATCGTCACCGCGCACCCGTCCCCATCTCCCCACCCCCCGGCCGTCATTGCACCGTGTCGGTCCCCGGCACCTTGGCGACGTCGCCCGGATCTTGGAGCGGCGTCGCCAGGAGCCCGATGAACCCGTCGCGCGTCAGCTCCTTCACCTCGAAGGCGTTGCGTAGCAGCGCGCGCCACTCCTCAGCCGGCTTCACGACCTGGAAGCCGCGCGGCGTGTCGTGCCGCCCGAGATCGAGATCGTTCCGCAGCGCGAAGAGGGCGTGCCCGTTCGGCCGCAGCAGCCCGCGGATCACGAAGGCGAGCAGCACCACCAAGTGGTCGCTCGGCTGCACGTTCAGCACGTAGTTGCAGACGACGGTATCCCAGCGCTCGAGGAGCGGCGTCGGGTCCGGCCGCGCGAAGGCGTCGTATCCGACCACCCCGTTCTGGGAATCCTTGCCGCACCCGAAGTCGAGCACCTTGCCGACGATCAGCCCCTTCTGCCGCCAGTACTTCCAGGGCCCAGAGCCGCGCGTGTACGACGTGCATCCGCCATAGACCTTGGTCTCGTCGGTCAGCGCCCCGTCGAGCTGCGACGACTGCTCGAGCGTGCTCACCGGCGCCGTGCCCGCCGTGCGCGCGATCAGCGCCGCCAGGCTCTCGTCCTCGACAGCCAGCCCGGCCGCGAGCGCCTGCAGGGCGCGCTCATCGGTGTCGGCCATGGCGCCGATCGGGTCGTAGACGGCGAGCAGCTCGTCGGCCTCGGCTTCGCTCAGGTCGGTGATCGCCACGTGGACGGGCACGCCCTCGATCAGCTCCTGGCGGGCGTGGCCGTCGATCAGCATCGGCGTGCCGTCCTCGGCGATGCGCGCCAGCAGCACGCCGGCAAAGCCGACGCGGTCGAAGATCGCCCGCAGCGCGCGCTGCTGCTCGGCCGGGTGCCGGCGCCAATTCTTCGGGTTGGGCGCGAGCTCGGCGGGATCCATCTTCCGGACCTCGACGACGCGGTCGCGCAACTCAGTGATCGCCGGACGGCGGCGCTTCCGCTTGCCGCGGCCGACCTGGTCGCCCTGCATCGGGTACCGGCGATCGCTCACGGAGAGACCTCCTCAACGAGCGCAAGCTGCTCGGCGGCGTCCGCGAGCGGTAGAGACGCTTGCTGGCCACACTCGTCGAGCCGCTTCGCGGCGGTGGCCAGATAGTCGGCTCGCCGGTCGGCCGCTATGCAGCGCCGCCCCTCGCGCACGCAGGCGACCGCTGTCGAGCCCGAGCCCGCAAACGGATCAACCACCAGACCCCCCCCTGGTGCGACGACCCGTACGATTCGCTGCAGGAGCGGCAGCGGCTTCTGGGTCGGGTGCACACGGTCGTTACCCTCGCGTGCGGTTCGGATGACGTTGCCCGTGCTCTCGTCGTGGTAGACGCCCACGCCCTTCGTCAGATGCAGGACGAGCTCGTGCTGCATGCGGAAGCCGCGGCCGAGACCCATGGAGCCCTTGTCCCAGACGACGAGGTTCTGGAGCCGAAGGCCGGCGGACTCGAGCGCCGGCGCGAGCACGGGTGCCATCCGCCAGTCGCAGAACACGCACAGGCTGCCGCCCTCGACGAGGAGCCGAAACGCCTCAACGGCGACCGAGCGCATCAGCCAGACGACACCGCCCGTCGTCATGTTGTCGCTCCCGAACCAGGCGAAGCGCTTCCCGGATCCGACGCTCTCGGTGCGAAGCCCCTGGTGGGTCGATCGAGCCTTCCCGGCCTCGGTGGCGGCGCCCGAGCAGTAGGGCGGGTCCGTGACGATGGCGTCGACGGTCGAGTCGTCGACATCGGCCAGCACCTCGAGCACGTCGCCCTGGTAGAGCTGGACGCCGCTCTGCTCGTAGACGGGGGTCACGCGTACGCCTCCCCGCCCCACTCGTGCTCCGACCGGCCGTCGTCCCGGACCCAGACGCCCTCGTTCGAGAGGAACCAGGTGCCGAGCTTCCCGGCGAGGAGTGCGACCAGCAGCGACGTCGCGATCGCTGTCGCCGCCTGCACCGGAACGGCGTTGCCGATGCGCTCACGCCACCGCGCGACCGAGGGGCCGGCGAGCGTGAGCGGCTCTCCGTCGAGCTCGGCCGGCAGGCCCTGCAACGCGGCGAGATCGAGCGTCGACATCGGCCGATGCCACGTGCCGTCGGCGGCGACGATGACCGGGGTGACGCGCGGCGGGAGCCTCGGGTCGGCGACCGCGAAACGTCCGTTGTCGACGCCGGCGACACCGGTGATCGTCCCGGCAGCTTCTTCCCAGCCGAGCACGCCGTACGTGCCAGAGCGCGGCTCGCATCCGAGGCGTGGGTCGGCGACCGCGGCAACGCCGTTGCTCCCCGTCACGCTCGCCGAACCCGTCACCGCCGGTGCCGGCTCGAGCCAGTCGTTGACGCCGTAGAGACCGGGCCTGCCCTTGAAGCTGTCGGCGTTCTCAGCCGTGCGCCCCAGGCCCAACGCCTCTAGCCGCGGGTCGGCGACAACACCAGCCCCGGAGCCCGGCCGCGTCGCTCCGATCACCGTCGATGCCGCCTCGTCCCACGGCGTCACGCGGTAGACGTTGTGGAACGTCGCCTGCTTCGGGCCGAGTAGCTCGGCGAGCCGCGGATCCGCGACGGCCGCAGGGCTCGTGCGCACGTTCGCCGACCCACGCACACACGGCGCCGGCGCGCGCCAGTCGACTACGCCGAGCGAGCCGCGGTACGCGCCGAGTTGCTCGCCGCGGGGATCGGCCACCGAGAAGCGCCCCTGCGTCGGGCCACCCTGGCCCGTGACCGTCCCCGACGGTTCGTCCCATCCGAGCACGCCCAGCACGTTCGGATACCAGTCGCGCAGGCGCGGATCGGCTACCGCGAAGCCGCCGTTCGAGCCCTCGCCGGCAACGGTGCGCGCGGCCTGATCCCACGCGCGCACGTCGTGCCGCGCCCACACCGAGCGGCGCTGGTGGCCGGCCTGCACGACACCAGGAAGATCGCGCCAGTCGCCGCCTGCGGGGATCAGCGCCAGCCGCACCCAGGTGCGCCACGCAAGCCGCGGCAGGCGATGGAGCGGGCCGGCCGCGGGATCCTCCGGCATGCGGAGCAGCCCGAGCACCTCGCCGCAGCCTTTCACGCGCTGCTTCGGCGGACGGTGGACGAACGCCGGCACCGCTGCCGGCCGGCGCGCCACCAGGAGGTAGCGGCGCCGGTGCTGCCCGAGACCGCCGAGCTCGCCGCAGTCGTGCTGGCGCTCGTCGAAGCGGTACCCGTACCGGACGAGCAGGTCCTTCACCTGGTCGAGCAGCACCGTCCCGCGCGAGACGATGCGCGGCACGTTCTCGAGCACGATCAAGCCCGGCGGGGAGTCGGGCCACGTCTCGCACAGTAGCCACACGCCTTGCAGCACCAGCCGGTTGAGTGCCTGGTACTTCGGCGCCGCGGCCGCCGCCGCAGAGAGCAGCCCGGAGAAGCCCTTGCACGGTGGCGACAGGAACACGCAGTCGGGCGCGCGCACGCCCCACGCGCTGCGGAGCTCGCCCGGCGTGAGCTGGGAAACGTCGGCGCGCAGCGCCCCCGGCCCCGCGAGCCGCTCGAAGTCGGCGCACGCCTCCTCGTCGACGTCGATGCCGCCGACCGACCGGAACCGCGCGACGTCCGGGCCGAGATGGGCGGCCGCCTCGAGAAAGCCGCGCGCGCCCGCGCCCAATCCACAGAAGAGAAAGCCCGCCGTGAACTCGTGCCTCATGCCGTCAACCACCCCGGCCACAGGTCTCGATGCTCAGGACAGCCTTCGGCGCTCAGCGGCGCCGGCCGCAACCTCACCCGGCAGCCGCAATCGAGCCACACCGTGAGGCGTAGTATCTCAGCAGGCTCGTCGCCCACCTCGCGTCGCACGATCTCGATCACGGGGCGGCCCCCTCCGCGGGGAAGGCGCGATGCTCGACCCCGTCCAGCGCGTGCGCCCGCTTGCTCTTCACCCGGCGCATGCTGACCGGGTCACCCGCTCGAGCGACGCACGCTCGGTCGCCCATCTCGGGGTATATCCAGACCACCTCGGCGCCCGGCTCGCCGTCAGCAGCCGGCACCCACGTCCCCCACTGCTTGAAGAAGAACGCGACGCCGGCGGTGGCGCACTGATCACGCACGTCGCGCGCCCACTGCGGATGCATCGGGCGCGCCCTCGGGCCGCTCTCGCCGCCGACGATCACCCAGTCGAGTTTGCCGGGGAGCGGGCGCTTTGAACCCTGACAGCGCTCAACACCGCGCAGGTAGTCCGTGAACGTCCAGTCGTCGTCGTAGAGCTGGATGGGTCCCAGCAACGGCTCGCACGACACCCCGCGGACCGCCGCCGGCGCCGCCAGCAGCTCGGGGATGCGCTCGTCGGCGGCCTGCTGGGTCTCGACCGACGTGAGCAGCCACACGTGCGGCAGCGGCCACGCCGTGAAGCTTTCCAGCACCCAGACCGGCTCACCGATGCGGGCAAAGCGGTTCTCTACCAGCCGGAAGCCTCTCGCGTCGCTCTGCGCATGGGCGTGCCACAGCACGTCGGCCGCGGCGACGATCCGGGCCTGCACGTCGGGGTTGGTCAGGTAGGCCCGCATCCGCGCAGCCCGCTTCGTGAGCACCTGGAAGGTGTGCCGCGGCGCAAGCGCCATGGCCGCGAACACGCGATCGACCCACTCGTCCGGCACCGACTCGTGGAAGAGATCGCTCATGCTGTTGACGAAGACCCGCCGCGGGTTGCGCCAGCGCAGCGGCTGCTCGAGGCGCTCGGTCGCCAGGTTCACCACGCCAGTCCAGCGCGGGCTGCCGTCCGACGCGCGCCGCACAGTCCGGCGGTAGAGCCCCGACACCTCAGCCCTGGGGTTGCTCGCAAGCCGTAGCGCATCGCGCTCGGCGTAGCAGTTGGAGCAGCCCGGCGAGACGCGCGTGCACCCCACGAGCGGGTTCCAGGTGGCGTCACACCATTCGATGTTGCTGCGGTCTCCCATGGGCTCCCCCTTCCGCCCCGCTACGCCTCGAGCACCCTGCGGAGTTGGTCGTGCGCCAGGGTGACGACGGCCGTCACCTCGCTGCGCGAGCCGCCGCGCGCGATCAGATCGAGCGCGACGTCGAGGCTGTCGGCCGCGACCGCCAGGCGCCCGCGATGCGTCCGCAGCGCCAGCGGGCGCGCGGCCGCCAGCACGGCACGCACGGCGTACGCCACCAGCGGCCGCAGCTCCACCGTCACCTCGACACGCGTGCTGGCCACGGCTACCCCAGGTCGGCGAGCCGGCGCACCGCCAGCGCCGTGAGCTCGGCCTCGAAGGCGTCGAGGGCGGTCTCGTCGAGCGGCGCTTCCCCTTCGCCCTGGCGCTCGCGCTCGAGGAGCAGCAGCCCGTGCACCGCCTTGCGGGCCTGGGCCGCGATCTCCACGGCGACGTCGCCGTGCGGCGGGCGCGCGAGCAGCTCGAGATGCTCGGCGAAGCGGCCGAGCGCCTGCTTGATGCTCGAGTACAGCACTTCGACGGCGACGCGCACCTCGCCGTCGGTGCTCGTCGCCGCCTCGGTGAGATCAAGCACGTCGTGCAGGACGCGGCCCTCAGCGCCGACGAAGGCGAAGCCGGTGGCGGCCGCGACGGCGGCATGCATCCGCGCAGCCCGCACGGCCGTCGCGGCGATCGCCGCGACGCGCTCCAGCTGCTCGAGCTCGAGCTGATCGGTCCCGTTCTCCATGTCTCCCCCTCGCCACCGCCCACCCCCAGGCATGGCACGTTTGATGGTTACTGCTTCCTCGGTGGCTGCCCGAAGAGCTCGAGGATCTCGTCGACGATCGCGCCCGACTTTCCGGGCGTCACCAACCCTCGTCGGCGCCACTCGCGTTCAGCTCGAAAGAGTCGTCGCCGCGTGACGGCCTTGGCTGGCGGCACGATCGCATCGCGGAGCTGGTTCACCGTCGACGGCAGCCCGACGAAGTTGTGACAGCCGAGCGTGTTATCGAGCCGCACGCGGATCCGACGCAGCTCCGCGCGGATGTCCATCAGCACCTCGAGCTGCACCTGCTCCCACGTGAACGTGTCGCCCACGTCCGTGGCCCAATCGACGTCGACCCTGTTGCTGCGGCGGGCCATCAAGTCCACGCGTCCCCGCGCGTCTTCACCTCACGCGGGTCGATCCCCATCGTCGGATAGTCGCTCGGCCGGAAGAGCAGCTCGCAGTAGTGGCAGCGGTGGGTCTTGTGCGGCGGATTCCTCCACCCGGTGTCGGGCTCGGGCGCGTCGACGTGGATTTCTTTGCAGCGCGGACAGTAGAGCACCACGGGCAGAGGGGTCGGAGCCGCCGCGGCCGAGACCAGCACCTCAAGATCGGCGCGCGGGATAGCGATGTGGTGGCCCCGCCAGCTCTGATGCCCGTATTTCTGTAGGTCTGCGCGTGCGCGCTTGACCGCCTGGTCCACCGTGACGGCCTCCCCCTGTAACGTCCCGTCTTTCATTCGTTTTGAAAGTTTCCCCTCATTTTGGGCTGTGTGCGTTTCGGAGCGTGGAGCGCAGTTTACCCATGTCGTCTCAGGGCCGCGGAAGAACCTATGGGGCCGCCCCCCTCCCCCCTGGACCCCTCGTCGTGCCAGCGACGACGCCCGTCGATCGTGCCCAGCTTTCGCCGCAGGACGCGCCACAGCAGCCGCTGGCCGTCAGGCCCGACGTGGACGGCGTCGTCAAGATGCCGCACGCGCCAGCGTGGCCGCACGGTCTCGAAGAGCTTACGCAGGGCGGTGTTGAAGCGCGCGCGCGTCCGACGCTGGGCTCGGCTGCCGACGAGCGGCGGCAACTCGACGACGACGACGCGCGCGCCGATCCCCTCGAGCTGGTGCACGACCCGGCGCAGCGCGCGGATCGCCGGCCGCCATGGCAGCCCGAGCCACACGTCGGCGCTGCCCCAGAGCACCACCACGGTACGCGGCCGGTCGCGCGGCTCGGTCGTGCTCAGCGCGTCGTCGACGATCGCTTGCGCGTAGAACGGCCACTGGTTGAGCCGTGGCGTCGCCGTGCTCCATGGCACCGCGAGGTTGCGCGCGCCCAGGAGCTCGCACGCCTTCGGCCCGTCGCCCACGTTCGGATCGAGGATGCTGTCGCCGAAGCACCAGAGCATCCCCCGGCCCCCGGCCCCCCATGCCGCCCAGGTCAGCCCGAGGACGACAGCTGCGACGACGGCGACCGTGGTGCTAACACGGCGTCGCTTTCTCTGTCTCTCGAGCCGATCGACCAGAGCGGCCCACCATGGGCACGTACCTGGTGTATCAGCGGCCATCCGTGATTTCCTTCGGACACGGCCCGTTGGCGATATCGCCCCAGGCACGCGCGTTGTCATTGAGCCAGTCGAGATAGTTGACCGCGCATTGTGCGAGGACGTCCACCGCCGCGAGGTCTTCGAGTGTTGGAGAACTGCTGAACTGCGCACGATAGCCGTTTCGGGTGATGCAGTAGCGGGTCATTCTGGTAGCTCCCGCGCGACGGCGGTGGTGAGGGCGTCGAGGGCAGCGCACAAGGGGCAGAGTCGCGGTTCGATGTTGTCGCTCGCTTCGTGGTGGATGCCGTGATCACTCAAGTGTCCTTGCTCCTGCGCCGCCTCCACCACTGCGCGCAGTTCGGGGAGGAGGTTGCGGAGGGTGCGACTCGATCTCAGTGACTGGCTGCACGACTAGGTCCTCGGCGGGCGTCGTCATGCGTCCCCCGACATACCCAGCTGGGCGCGCAGCAGCGCGAAGCCGCGCTCGCGCGCCATGTACACGGCTGACCGCTTGACGCCCAGGACCTCAGCGGCTTCGGCCTGCGTCAGCCCCAGCACGGTCGTCAACACGATCGCCTGGGCCGGCCGCCGCGGTAGCCGTGTGAGATCGAACTCGGGCCCGCTCGGTGTCAGCGTGTGCCGCGTCGGCTTCGGCATCTCGGCATCGACGAGGAAGCGGTCGACGATCCGGTGGTGGTGCGGGGACGGCGTCATCACCCTTCCCGCCCAGCCAGCACCGCTTCGAGATCGAACTCGGCGCCCAGCACGTCCCGGCGCCCGATCAGCTCAGGCGACACGCCGCGGCACGTGCCGTTGTAGACGAAGACCGCACGCGGCACGATCGCGCGGCCCTCGACGAAGTCCCAGCCCAGATCAGTGACCCGCCACTCGCCGCGCTCGCCGTCGTTCTCCTCGAGCAACCCCCAGATGGCGAGCTTGCTGTACTCGCCGTTCTGCTCGAGGCGCGCATCGGTGAACCGCCACCACTGCCCGCGGCCCGCGATCGTCCGCTGGTGCAGGTACGCGCGGACGAGCTGCTCGGCCATGCGGTTGTGTAGCCGCCGCTTGTAGAGTTGCACCCGCTGGCCGCACGCCCGGCAGTACATGTGCGGCTGCGGCTCCTGCACCGCCAGCACGGCCTCGACTTCGTCGCGGAGCTCGCTCAGCGTCGGCTCGGTTGCGACCTGGTTGTAGGGCACGAACAGCGCGGCCTGTGCGGCGGCGGTTGGGCGGGATCTCACGCGACTCTCTCCCCGTCGCATTCAGGGCGCCGGCAGTAGATGGCGCGCGGACCCGTTGGAGCGAACAACTGCCCGCAGCGCGCGCATGACTTGTCTTGGTAGACTCGCCCCCCCCCCATCCGCAGGCAGATCCAGCCGACGCACCTTCTCCGGTTTGGGTCGGGCAACGCGCTTCGTGGTGCACGGCCGCGTGGCGGCGGCGGTGCCCACCACCTCACCGCCAGCCACCTCGAGCGTGGCGTCGCAGCGACGGCACTTCGTGAACGACGCACCCGTCGCAGGATGTGTCCACGGTCCTAGCACGTGCCCATGGGCAGTCGCTTTGGCCTCCGCGGTCTCGATTGTCGGGATCAGCCTCGCTCGCGCGGCCGCGGGGCCGCTGCCCTCAACGAATGTCGAGAGCCGGTCCAGGCGCTGCTCGACACGATCGAGCCGACGCACCAGATTGCCTTCGTCGCGGCCCTCGATCGTCACGAGTCGCCGGCCGAGTCTGCCGAGCTCTCGCGCGAGCGGGCCAAGGATCGGATCGTCGGTCACGCTTGCCGTTCCCGTCACAGCACGGGGCCGGCACGGCATGTGCCAGCCCCGTCCCACCGCTACTGAATGATCTGCACGCCCCTGGTCTCGTTGTGCGCGGCCGTCTCTTCCGCCAGCCACTCGGCGATGCGCTGACGCAGCCGGGCGTCGACCGTCGGATCGACCACCTGGAAGAGCCCGAACTCGAGCCCGCTGCCGCGGCCGCGCCGGGCGCGCAGCACGTACGGGCGCGGGGTCGCGCCAACCTCGGGGAACTCACAGCCGAGCGGCGACAGGTTGAACGGGTTGCCCACGGTCTCGCGGTTGGCGAGCCCCGCCTTGGCGCGCGTGGTCACGGTCTGCGCGATCCCGTCGTCGTCGCTGATGTTCAGCTCTTCGGCGGTGGCGCTCGAGACCAGCTTCAGCAGGCGCTCGCGCTCGGGCTCGGGGGCGAAGGCGACCTGGAGCTCGATCACGATCGACTCCTGATCCGTCCAGTCGATCCCCTTGGCCTTCCGCTTCACCGTCGCGCGCCCGTAGCAGGCGCGCCGGTTGAACGGATCGAGCTGGCCGACCACGTCCACCTGGCCGGGCTCGACGACATGTAGCACCAGGCCGGGAGGCGGCTGCCCCTCGATCCTGCTCGGTGCCGCCTCGCGGGCGCGCTGGCCGGCGACGTCGACGCCGCTCAGCTGCGCTGCCAGATCGACCACGCCAGTGAGCGTCGCCAGCGCGAGCGGCGCGGGCGCAGCCAGGGCGATGCGCTCGGCGCCGCCCGGCATGTGCATCGCGTACACCACCGCGCCCTCGCTGTCCTCGGCCGGCACCAGCAGCACGTCGACGTCGCCGACGCGCTGCACCGACGGGCCCCGCGCCCCGTCTCGAATCTCCCGCACGGCATCCCCGTCCATAGGTCCCCCCGGTCAGCTTCCGGCGGTCTCGCCGGTCTTGGCAGCGTTCAGCGGCACCACGTTGGCACCAGGCGTCCGCTGCGGGTTGAAGAGATCGCCCTGCGTCGGATCGAAGTCGATGGCCACCGCCTCGCCGTCGCGCCGGACGAAGTAGAGGCGCCGCACCGCCGGCTTGATGCTGGCCAGCGTCGCCTTCGCCGAGATCGAGACCGCGCCCGCGTTGCGCTGGTCGTCGGGCTTGAAGCGGAACTTGAGCGTGATCTCGCGCACCGCGAGCGGGTCGGTGTTGGGGTCGGCGATGTTCTCGAGCACGCGCAGCAGCTCGTGCTCGAAGAGCGCCGCTGCCGCACCCCCGCCCGCGTTCTCGAGCGTGAACGTCGGAAAGTCGGTCATGATGCTCTGTCCTCCACGATTCCGGGCGAGCGCCGATCGGCCGCTGGGCCCGCCGTGAGGGCGCCGTCCAGCTCGGTCAGGTCGTCCGCGCTGGCCGTCGCCAGAAAGCGGGCGTAAGCGTCGCGGCCGCTGCGGAGATAGACCGCGGGGCGCAGCCGCACCCGCGGCCATCCCTTGGCCTCCGCACACGCCATCACGCCCGCTTTCGTTGCCACCAGCGAGATCCGTTCAGGGCTGCGCCGCCGCTTCCGCGGCGGCCGCCTCGATGTCGGCGGCCGTCTCGACCAGCGCCGTGCGGATCAGGGTCGGCACGAACCCGTTGAGGCCCGCCGCCTCGAGCAGCACGGTCATGGCCCGATCGAACTCGGCCCCACGCTGCACGCACGCGAGCCGCACGCCCTCGGGATCGACGGCGCTGCTCGCGCCGGCCTTGAGCCGCCGCACCGCCCGCGCCTGGCGCTCGTATTCGTCGGCGGCCTCGGCGACGCGGACGACGAGCTGGTGCAGCGTCAGCCGCGACGGGCCCCGCAGCAGCTGCTCGCGCTGGAGCTGCAGGGTCTCGTCCTTCGCGCGATCGGCGTAGCCCTCCGGGATCGTGTCGCCACCATCGCCTGCGGGCTTCGCTGCGGCCGGCTTGGCGGGCTCGGGCTGCTTGCCCTGGTCGATCTCCGTCGAGCGCGCGGCGGCGGCCGCGGCGGCCTGCTCGCTCCCCGGTGCCTGCTTGTCCTTGTCCTGCTGCATCGTTCCGTCCCTCCCTGCTGGGGTTGTTGTGGCTGCGGGCCCGTGTCTCCGGGCGCCCGCAGCGAGTGAAGGTGCTCAGGCGGGCGCGCGCGGCGCCCAGATGGTTCCGAGCGGGACCTCCCGTGTGATCGCCGCCAGCGCGGCGGGCAGCGTCTCGGTGCTGATCACCACCAGGTTGTCGCCGGCGTGCACCGCTTCTCGCGGGTCTTCCTGGCGCGTGTGGAAGTGGAGCGCCGGCACGGGCTGCCAGCGCTCGCGGTCACGCCGCGGGCGGGCGAGCTCGCCGTCGTCCAGCAGCACCTGGAAGTCGGTGCCGACCATGCACGCCGGCCCGTGGTTCCAGTGCTCGGTGTTGAAGTTGAGCCCGAAGTGGCGATGCAAGTAGGGCACGTAGCCGCCGAAGAGCGCGACGACGGCGTCGGCCTCGCCCGACTTGAGGTCAGCCCACCAACCTTCCCACGCGGTGTACAACCCTGGCGGCGCGACGGCGGACGCGAGCCAGTTGTCGCGCGTGCCCCACCACTCGGCCGTCGGGCGATCCCAGAGCGCGCGATCGCGCGCGTACCAGCGGGTGCCCATCTTCGAGAGCAGCGGATGCCCCTCGCCCAGCACCAGGAAGCCGATCCGACGCACGCCGCACTCGAGCGTCCGCCGGAAGCCGAGCAGCCGGGTGGCGCACGTGGCGAGCGTCGATATACCGGGGATGCCATCGATACCCGGCGTCTGCGGCGGCGGCACCGTGAAGGGCGTGAGCAAGCCGACATACGGGCCGCGCCCGTACTCGGACGCCCGCAGCCACTTGCCGGGGCTCGGGGCGACGCGCTGACCTTGCTCGGGCCACCGCGTGGAGCCGGCGAGCTCGGCGCCCCACGTGAGGTTCTTCGTCATGAAGTCCAGGTTGAAGAGCGTGTGGTCGATCAGCGGCGCGCCCGTGCGGGCGACCATCGTGTCGCAGGCGTCCCGGTACTCGCCGGCGGGAGGCGGGAAGCGCTCGAGCATCGACCCGAAGAAGCCGAGCTGATTGTCGTTGTCGTCGAGTGGCGTCGACGCGTCGTCCTGATCCCACTCGAAGGCGCCCACCCGATGGCGCATCCCGATGGCGCGCTCGACGACGCCGCCGTCGAGTCGCTTCATGCAGATGGCGACGTTGCCCGGTCCTGATCGCAGCCGCGCCGGCATCACATCTCCGGGGCCGCGATGATCGCGGCCGGGCGGCGCCACCCCTTCGGCAGCCAGGGGATCGGCTGGTGCACGCGCGTGACCTTGGGAAACGCCTGCGGACCCTCCGTGAACCACCGCAGCCAGTCCGCGCAGGAGAGACGCGGGCAGTTGGCGATGTTCTCCTGGTCGCAGATGAAGCGCACCAGCACGGCGTCGTTCCGGTAAGCGTGGCAGGCGTGCGCCAGCTGGTGATTCACCCAGCAGGCCCACGCGTCGATCATCCGCGAGTCGTGCTTCGTGAAGCCCGAGACCTTGACCGGCTCGTAGCGGAGAACCCTGCCCTCGGCGTCGTAGATCGGCACCAGCTGCGGCAGCGGCGCCGGACCACCGACGGCGTTGAGGTTCATGACCGCGCACTGGTGCGCGTAGTCCTTGACCTGGTCCCACGCGCAGCTCTCGTCGGGGCTCCAGCACTGGCCGTGCGTGCAGTCGGTGTCGACCGCCGACGAGAAGTCTGGTGCCTGCAGCAGATGCGCCTCGTCGCGGCTGCGCGCGGTCGCGCGCAGCAGCCGATGGCGCGTGCGGACGATGCCGGCGGGCGGTTCCGGGCCCCAGCCGCACCGCCACGCCGTCACGCTCATGTGCGCGTGGTGCGTCGCCGCATTCAGCGCCTGCTGCTCGGCCGTGAGCGGCGGGCGCGTCTTGGCGAAGTCGAGCAGGCCCACGATGTAGCGATCGCTGTCGAGCGTCTCCTGCGGCATGACGACGGGCGCCGGATTCCCCGCGACGCAGCGCCGCACCGTCGTGCCGTCGCCGTTGCTGAACACCTCGACGCGGATGTCCATGGCTTCGGCCAGGTAGTCGGTCAGCCAGGGGCTCGCCGCGCACGCCTCGGGCTGGTGCAGCGCGCACGCGCGCAGATCCTCGAGCAGATACGCCGCCGTCGAGTAGTCGCGGCACTGCGATTGGATCTTGAAGACCTTCCAGCCCTTGCTCACGACGTAGTCGCCGGCCAGGCGCGTCCCCATGGCCGTCAGGTCGCCGACGCCCTTGCTGATCGAGCAGCCCGGCAGCGTCTCCCCGAAGGCGAGCCCCTCGGGGAAGATCCGCGCCCACTGATTGTGGAGCTCGGCCGCCTGCACCTGGTCCGCTGTGCGGCCGCGCCAGAAGCCGCACGTTCGCTGGCGATCGATGCGGATTGAGCGATCGCTGCCCCGGATGACGTCGACCGTCGTGGTCGGGACCGTCGTCGACGTCGTGCCGCCCCCGGCGAGCGTCGTCGTCGTCCGGACCGTGGTCGTGGTGCGCACCGTCGTGGACGTGACGGGCGTGGTCGTGCTCGTCGTCGCCGGCGGCAGCGTCGACGGGGGCGTGCCCACCGCCTCGCCAGCACGCGCGGCCCACCCGAGCTCGGCGCCGAAGGCGGCCTCGAGTGCGGACCAGGCGCTCGCCGGCACCTGGTTCGGGTAGCGCCGCTGATTCAGGGGAAACGTCGCCTGGCGCTGCGCGAGCGTCAGCGAGAGCGGGATTGGATGCGGCGCGCCCGCGACGGGCAGCGGGCGATTGCCGCCCACGCCGCCCAGGCGACCGTACGCCGTGAACGTCGACGTGGTGTCCTGCACCGCGGCTACCACTGTCGAGGCCAGCACCACCACCAGACTCACGAGCCCCACCACCGCCAGCCGTCGCATGCTGCTTACCTCCCCCGCCGGCGCGGCCGGCGCTGCTTCGGCGGGATGCGCATGTGCACCCGCTCGACCTTGATCCGATGGAGCGCCCACAAGAGGCGCACCCGCAGGCTGAAGCCCTCGGACACGCGGTGTTGCCCCTTCACGTCCTCGACGACGTCGGCCTCGGCGTCACGCGGGCGGTACTGGAAGTCGGCCGTGTAGACGCCGATCCGGACGCCGTTGACGACGAGCTCGAAGCGGGGCTGGCGCGTCAGCGCGGCGATCAGGCCGAGCTGCTCGAGGCGCTGCAGCTCGAGGTATCGGGACGCCTCGGCCTGCGAGTCGAACATGTCGGCGGCCCGGAGTCCGGCCGAGACCCCCGCGGGTAGCTCGTCGACCGGCACCACCTCGCCGGCGATGATCGCCGCGCGGCGTGCGCGACCGGCGCTTTGCCGGCCGCCCCTGGGCTGCTCGCGCACCGACGCGGTGAAGCGCGGGCGCACTCAGATCACCTTGCCTTCCGCGTCGCCGACCCGGCACACCCAGACGAGCGTGAACTCACGCACCCCCGGATGCCGGGCCCACACCAACGGCCCAAGCACGCGCACGAACGCCAGCACTTCGGCGGTGGTCAGGTCGGCCGCGGGCACGTTGGTTTCGAGCGGGAACGTCGCCAGGCGCGCGGTGTCGATCTCGACGGTGACCGCCTCCTCGGAGAGCGGCGGGATATCGTCGACGACGAAGACGCCGTCGCCGATCGTGACCAGCGCGCGTGCACGCCACGTCGGCCGCTCCTCGCCGAGCCCGACGACGACGAGCGCCACCGTCGCCAGCGCGGCGATCGTGATCGCGCAGCCCGGCCGGCGCTTGCTCACTGAGCCACCACCAGCCGATCGCAGGTCGCGCAAGAACGCAGTGCGGACCCTGCAGGCGGCCGCGCGCCCGACGCGGTATGAGACGTCGGCCACCAGAGCCGCGCGCTACAGAGCGCGACGTGCCCCCCGCGCACGTCGGAGCTCGCGATCATGTGGTCGACCGGTGTCGCCGGTCGCGTGTGATGCACCGTCAGCGCGTGGATGGCCCACCGCGACCCCCGCGGCACGGCCTTAGCGGCGGCCACTGGTCACCCCGATTCCCTCGGCGAGTCGGCGCTGTTCGAGCCGCTCCTGGGCGGCCGCCTCTTCGGTCATACGCGGGGCGACGTCGCCACTGGCGGCAGCACGCAGCGGCCGACGCGCCGCCGGGGCACCGCCAGGCAGATCACCGATGCCCTCGAGCAGCGCGCCGACCGCCGCGGCGCCGCGCCGCGCCGCCGAGCGGGTGCGCGCGTCGGCTTCCCGCGCGCGGCCAGCGCGGTCACGGTCGTGGTCCGCCGGCGTCGCCTTCCGCTGGCACGGACACCCCAGCTGCGCGTGGCGCAACGCCCAGGCGTCCCAGCGGGGCCCCTGCCACTGCGTCAGCAGCGCCCGGTACCGGCGATCGGACGGCGCCAGCCCGCGGTAGTACGCAACGTAGTGGTCGCGCATCAGCGCGACGTTGCCGCACCCGTTGGCGAAGGCGACGCTGCGCATCCGGGGCGTCAGCACCAGGTCGGCCGGGCACGGCTCGAGCAGCAGCCCGCCCCCGCCACCGGGCAGCTCGAAAGGGATGCCAGCGGCGGTCATGCCGCCCCTCGTCGAGAGCGCTTTCGCTCCTCAACCTGCCGCGCGGCCTCGAGCAGCCCGAGTACCTCGCCGCGCCTGAGCGGCGGGCTGTCTTCCTGCCCCTCTGCGCCGCGCGCGCCGTCCTCGCGCGCGCGCGCGGGATCTTCCAAGGATCTATACACGGATCCCCGGTCAAAGCTTGACCGGGTTTCTGGTCCTGGTTGACCGGGTTTCGTGCCTGGTTGACCGGGTTTCTCGGAAACCCCTGCAGGCTGACCGGGTTTCGGTGCAAGGTAGCGAGATCGCAACACCTTCAGGTCGATGCGGTACAGCGTCGGCCGATGACGCCCGCCACCGGCCCGGAGGCACACCAGCAGGCCGATCTGCTCGAGCCGCCGGGCCGTGCGCCGCACCGTCGAGAGCGACAGCGACGTCCGGCGCGCGACGGTCTCGAGGCACGGCCGCACGCCCTGGCCCTCGTCGTTGCCGAAGTCGGCGAGCATCCCGAGTACCGCCTTCTCGCGGTGCGGCAACGTCGACTCTTCGATCTCGACCCGCAGGCGGATGCTCACCGCCCCCCCTGCGTGTCGCAGCACTCCCCGCCGCAGACGTCCACCGCACGGCCCTCCCGTTTGCCTGACCGTAGCCGCCGGGCGCGACGCTGGGCGCACCGAGCTCGTCGAGCTCGATGCACCCAGCCCCCAGCGCCCCACGTCCCCCCTCATCGCGCGGTGTGTCCG